CATCATATTTATTCTGAATTGAATAATTAGATGTGTGATCACCTGGATTTATAAGTTTTAATTTATTTGATTCTTTATGAATTTTGAAGTTGAGTGTATCTTCTTCAAATCTTTTCATTTCGTTGATTTTGTAACCATTATTGAATGTCATAGATGAACCATCAAAAATGATAATATTTTTTACAATATCACCAACACCAACCGCATTTAATTCAATAACTGGTACTTTCAAATCACGTGAAATATCAGAAAATAATTTCTCACGAAGTTCTTGTTTATTATAATAAAAATAAGATTGATTGATAGAAATTAGCATTTGAGCACCCATTTCTACCATTTCTTTTGGAATGTTACGATTGTGGTTGATGTACCAAGAATCTTCACAAATTGGTACTCCAATAGTGACTTCTTCACTATTTAATTGTAATTTAAAAACTTTTGATTTTTTACCAGCCTTGAAATATTTTTTATCTTCGTGGTGGTCAGCATTGGCTAATAATTGTTTATCATATCTTTCAATACGATTTTTATTAATTACCGCAACACTATTTTTTAATAATGGAAATCCGTCTGGTTTAGAACCGTGATAACTAATATAACCAACGATAACACATTTGTTGTAAGGTACAATTCGCATTAATTCACGAACACAATTTTCTTGCTCAAAGATGAAATCTGTGTTATCCCATAATGCGCCAACACAATAACCAGTAAATGCAGTTTCAGGAAAAACAATAATATCAGCACCTTCGTTTAGTGCATTATTTGTTCTGTCTAAAATATTTTTAAAATTACCTTTAATGTCTCCAGATACTGTGTTTATTTGATTTAGACAAATCTTCATATATTTTATTTTTAATATTTACACAAAGATATAAAAAAAATATAAACTAAAAAATTTTTTTAGTATTTTTTTAAAGCTAAATACCAACCAAATGCTTCACAAGTAAGTGTAGATTCAAATCCAGATTTTTCCAATAAATTTAATGTTGATTTTGTTAGATTTGTCCATTTTGGATTTATCCAATCATGTAGACTTACTGCTATTTGATCTATTTTATTAAAATCATCTATATCCATACTATTAAGCAATGGATATTCACCACCTTCAATATTTATTTTTAGAATAGAAATTTTATCTATATTATATAATTTACAAAAATTTTTCCAAGAAATCATATCACATTCTTTCAAATTTGATTCTGACATCACCATAGTTGAAGATGCACCAATACCTGTTTTTTCTATATTTAAAAATATTTTACCATTAAATGGTCCAACTAAACCTTGATATAATTCTGTACCATCTAGTTCGTTATCTTCAATAGGATCTGCACCAATAATTCTTTTTTTATTAATAAATATTTTGGTCCATTCCCAACCCAAACATCCTATATCTACGATACACCCATCATGTTCAAAAACTCTATCAGAAATTGTTGTAAAATTCTCTCCCTTAATTGTTTCTATTAAATTACTCATGCGTTCATTACTTTTTTTTAATATAAAAAAATGACTTTTTTTATTTAATATATAGATAAAATAATTTTAAAGTTGGCATAAAAAAATAGTTAACATAAAATTAGTAAAATAAAAAATTAATATATAATAAAAAATAATTTAGATAAAATGGTAAAGAATATTTTAAGTTTAGAAACCTTCAAAGAAAAAAAATCTAGTAGAAAACCAGTTCAAATTAATGAAATGGTTGATGCTATTGATGATTTTTATAGAGTTAGTGTTGACGTTGATCTACCAAAATCTTTAATATCTTCTTTTATTAAAAAAGTAAAAGAAAGTACTGGTAAGGATCTTAGAGCAGACATGGGTGAAAAAAGATTAGCAGAAAGATTAGTTGCTTGGGCAAATGAAAATTATTTGAACATAGAAAATCTTCCAGTTGAAATAGTAACTGGTTCAGATAAAGGTCCTATTCAAGCTCAATCTCAAGCTCAAACACAAGTTCAACCTGTACCTGAAGATGGTGAAGAATCTCCACAGACTCAAGCACAGCCTGCACAAGCACAAGCACAGGCACAAGTACCAGTACAAAATACTGATGCTCAAAAACCTGCGGTACAAGTTCAAAGCGCACAAAATGCAGCTTCGACAGTTCCTGCTCAGGAAATTTAAATTAAAATTTATGAACAGATTAATTTTCGAAGAAAAAGTTGAAAGAATATATGAAAGTTTATATTCTATCAATGAAGGATTATCTTATAATGATTCAAATGAATTTTTAAAAGGTTTTCAAGATGGCATTGAAAGTGGTGCTAAAAAATTTGAAGCAAATTGGCTTAATAAAGCTGCTGATTGGGCAGGTAAAAAAGTCGGTGGATTTCAAAAAGGTGTTAGTGATATGGCTACTGATGTTAAAAATAAAGCTACTAATTTTGTAAAAGGTGCTGAAGATGTTGCAGGTAAAGTTGCAACAGGTGCAGGTAAAGTTGCGGGTAATATTGCAAAAGGTGCGACTGATTTATATAATCAAGGTAAAGATATAGCAAAGAAAATTTGGAAAAATGTACAAGAGTTTGCAACTTATATTTATCAAAAAGTTTCAAGTGCATTTAATACTGCTGTTACATATCTTGAAAAAGCACCTGGTAAAATTTCTGATTATTTAAATGGTGTTTATAATGGACTTGTTGAAGATATAACATCAGCATATAATACATTAAAAGATAAAGGTCAAGAATTTGTAAATGCAATAACTAAATTTTGGAATGAGAATATTGTCGCTAATATACAATCAGCTATAAAAAAAGTTAAACAATGGTTTATTGATAATGCTGATAAAGCTAAAAATTGGTATGAAACTAATAAAAATATATTAGCAGCAAAGATAGCAGAATTAAAAAAGAGTGAAATTCCTAAAATAAAAGCTGCTGCTGAAAAAGCTGAAGGTATTTTAGCTAAAATTGGTAGTGGTGCTTTAGATGTTGCAAAATTTATAGGTGAAGTTGCTGCAATTTTAGTTTTAGGCCCAATTGTATTATTAATAGTTGGTATTCAAAAAGTACCTGATTTATATAATTCTATGAGAACTGCTGTTGAAAATGGTCTTGATACTATTGCAGAAAATTGGGCAGAAGCACAACAACATTTTTCAGATAAACGTAATCAATATGCAAGTGGTAAATCAGATAGACAAGTCAATTTCTCAAAAGATGATAGTCAATTATTACTTAAAAAATTAAAAAATCCAGCTTATGCATCATTTAAGGATACAATTAGTGCAATATTAACAAAAAGAGGTGTTGCAGTTACAGAAGGACGATATATCAAAACCTTTGAAGGTTTTGTATCTAAACAATAATTATTTCTTTAATCAAAAAAAGTCTCGTTAAAACGAGACTTTTTTTTATTTTATAAAGAAATAAAATATAAGATTACCGAATATAAAAATCCAAACAAAAACATTCATATTTAAATGAACTTTTTTTATTGAATTTATATCTTCATAATTATCTGGCTTACTAATAACTAAGTTTAAATAAAATAAACCCATAGTTATAAAATATGAAATAAACCAACTAACAACAAGAAAAATTACACCTTTTAATATTAGTAAAATCATAACATTATATATTAATTTATTTTGCAAAGATAATTTATTGTTTTTTAACTACCAAATAAAAATGACTTTTAATTATTAATATATAATAAAAAAAATAAAATATCATGTCTCTTAAAAAATATACAGATTTTGAAAATTCTAAACCTACAACTTATTCATTAAGTGATAATTACACAGAAAAAAAATCTGTTATAGTTGAAAATAATTCAATTAAAGAGGAAGTTTTATTAACACCTAATGAAACTACTAATAATTTTAAAATTGAAATATTAGAAGATAAAATTATAAAATTTAATGATGGACATATTAAGGATATTTTAGAAACTATAAAAACTAAATATTCTGATATTGATTACTATATCAGAAAAAAAGATAATCAATTACATATAGTTAAATATAATGAAGAGTTAAAATTAAATATTAATGAATTCGTTAACACTTTATTAAAATTTTATTCAACAAAAATGGATCTTAAACCTATTATTGAAGGTATAAAAGTAAAAGGTAACCAAAATTTTTCTATTGTTGAAAATATGAAATCCAAGTATGGTGGTAAGTTTATTGATGATTTATCAAGATTACTATCTAAAAAAAATAAAGACTAAATACTCTTTCATAGTAAACAAATACTAATTATTCTGCTATAATACAGGCACATTAATATTAATAACATTTTTTTTATTGAAAATAATATTTATATTTGTGTAAAATGTAATTCAAATAATTTAAAATTTGTAATAAATGAAAGTAAAAGAGTACTTATTAGATTCCGCACCACGAATACCGAATAGTGAAGAATATTGGAAAAGAAAAGGTAAAACAGGAAAAGAAGTTTGCCTTGTATTTCACGATGATATGGATGGTATCGTTTCTGCGGTAATTATTAAAAAACATTTAATCGCTCACGGATTTAAGATTAAAAAGTATGGTGTTATTAATTATCAAGAAGGATGGCAAGCTTTTCAAATAGATTCTAAACTAATCACAATTGCAGTTGATTTTGCTGACAATATACCTGGAGTTGATGTTTATATAGACCATCACGGTAGATTCTCTGAAGATTTGATTAGAACACAAAAAACTTATGCTATTAAAACTACAACTGGATCTGCCGCTGAAGGTATCGCTCAACAACTAGGCGTACCATTTTCAAATGATACTAAAGATTGGATTGATATGATTGATTCAGCTAAATATGTTGAATATGATATTGATATTAAATGTATATTAGATTTTGATCTAAAAGAAATTGTTAAAAGTAAAAATGCAAAGTTAAGATTTGCCGCTACTATGAATCAATTATTAAAGCGTTCTGATCATAGAACATTTATAGAAGTTACAAATGCTTGTCCAGATGCATCAATTTATAATATTTTTAGACTATTTAAAATATTCTATCCTAGAAATAATCCTAACTTTAGATCAGGTGATGAGCCTGAATTTGTAGAAGATGCAAAGTTGAGATTGGATAAAATGAAAAAAAGAACAAGAGGTGAGTTACTTTATAGACAAGGTTATGATCAAGGTAAAAAAATAATATTCAATGATCAAAATGATTTTTGGAATTCATTTGCAAATAATTTACCAAACCCTGATGAAAATGGTGACTTGGTTAATCCTGATGATCCAAATTCACCAGAAAATTTTAAATGGCAATTAAAACCAGGAGTTTATCAGATTATTGGGAATTTAATGTATGTTCCATCTGGTACGTGGGCAAATCCACCAAGAGCAAAAGCAATCTATTATCAAGATATTGAGAGTGGAGTAATACCTGATGATCCAAAAAGAAATTTTGTAGTTATTCAATATGGTAATACATTACAAATTGCAGATTTAAGACCAATGAAAAGTGTGAATCAAGAATATTTACCAAAAGATAAAAATGGTAATACTATTACAGATTTAGGTAAGTATTGTAGTAATTTAGTTAAAAATTTTGAAACACATTTAGATTATCAAGATGAAAGAACAGTATCTGGTGGTCATTGGGGTATAGGTACTATTTCAAATATATTTGGTAAATGCAAAAAGAAAAATTATGAAGGTGTTAAATTTTTAGATTTGTTTAAAAATAAAATTATTAATGATCTTTCTGGTGTTAAATGGGGTTTAACTATGCCTTGGAATGAAATAGAACTTAAAAAAGTAATAAAACCAGATGAAGTTAATAAAAAATTGGTTGATATAGATGATATACGTTCAGAAAATGAAGCTTTAACAGAAAGAAACGAAAGAGAAATTTTAGCCTATCTAATAATAAATAATATAAATGATTATAAATTGCTATCATATTTTAAAGATGATACAATGAAGAAAATTTATGAAATCTGGTTAGATACAAAATTTTATGAAATTTCTAAAAAAATTCTTATCGATTCTGAATTGGAGAAAATTTATTTTAAGGTAGATAAACCAACATCAATTGAAAGTAGTGATCTCTTTAATAGAATTGTTAAAAAGTTTAATCTAACAGATATTTATAATCCACAAGCATATGTTATAAGGGATAGACATAGGAAAGAGCTTAAACGGATATTTAAAATAATGTTTAATATAATGCGTAATGATCCTCTTTATGTTAAACCTGATACAATAGGTAAATATAATAAATGGATTAAATAAAAAAAGCCTGGTTTTTAACCAGGCTTTTTTATTTTTTTGCTTTCCATAATCTATCTATGGATTTATTTATATCTCTATCTGTAATCCTCATATCTTTATATTTATCATATACATCATTTTCGCCAACATTTATTTCTTTCAATTCACCTTTAAGATCCTTAAAAAACTCTTTCATCGTTTTTTGAAGTTTATATAACATATTAATACCTTCTTTCATTTCTCTTTGAAATAATGATACTGCGGTAAATAATTCAGCGTCAACGCTACCATTATCAATTTGTCTCATTAGATTGATTAATCCCCTTTTTGAGCAAGATATTGAAAATTTTAAATCAGAAAGTGCAAGTGCATCATTTGTTATAATGTTATTAATATTTTTATTATTCATAATATCTTCATCTAAATAAAGATTGGCAAGGCATCCCAAAGTTTCTTTAGATTCTTCTCTTATTATTTCTAAATCTTTTTCATAATCATGCATTTCGATATTTAAATTAAGATCCATATCATTTTTTTCTGGAAAGAAATCAGATGGGTTAAATTCTAGTTCCTCTTGTGCTTCTTCTATCTCATTTTTGAGTTTTTCTATATTTTCTTGAAATATTTCCCTATAATCAGAGCTTGTTGCTTTTTCACTTTTAGACATAAAAATAAATATTATTTTTTTAATATATATAAATAAAATAAAGGTCTTTTAATGACAATAAATATAACTTAAAATAATTAATATATATAGAAAATTAAATCAACAAGTTATGGAATACAATGATCAAGAATATTTGAATTTATTCAAACAAGTACAAAATCAACAGATAGAGACAAAAGATTTTTCTTTTGAACAATTAAGAGGTAATGCAAATTCTTTTAACGGACAAATGATAAAAGAAGTTCCAAGCTATGCTAATTATGAGTCATTTAGAAATTTCAGCCAGCCTAATATAAATGAGGTTCAGAGAAATAATTATTCACAAGATTTTAATCTTAATGAATTTAATATTGAAACAAGAATAAACGGTGAGAGTATAAATGAAATAAAAAGACAAAGTAAAGAAGATAGATTAAATGAAGTAATGCAAAATATCCGTCAAGAAAGACTTAATGAAGTTAAGAAAACTCAAGATAGTCAAAATTTGAATGAGAAAATTAATTTTAATGATGTTGATTACGTATCATTAGAAATGTTTGATAAAGCAAGATTCAATTCTATGATGCAAGTTGCAAAAATATTACCAAAATAAACATGATATTTAAAGAGTATTATATAGGAAGAAGGGGGTTATACCACAATAAAAATGTGGTAATACTTTCTACTAATTATGATATTATGGAATATCAAGATTTTGGTTTTAAGTTTGAAGAATTTGAAATATCTGTTTATTATGAAGACGATAAAAAAATTGAAAAAATAAAAGGTAATTTGATTCTAAGGAATTTAAAATTATATGAGAATAAAAATAAAAAATGATTTTAATTTATTTATATATAATAAATAAAAAATAATTATAGAGTTATGATAATGAAATTTAATGAGTATAATGAAAGTGTAAATGAAAAAATGTCTCCTTTACAGGAAGAATATAGAGAATATTTTAAATTTATGCTTGATTGCTATGATGTTAAATCACCATCTAAGTTATCAGAAGAAAAAAAGAAAGAATTTTTTGATAACATAAATAAATATTGGGCCAAAGGTAAAGGTGCAACTAAAGATCTAGATAAGATTAAAGAAGACATTTGCGGCAGCGAAAAAACGAAAAAAAAATAAATATATATAACACATAAAAAATAATTTTAAATAAAATGAAAGATACAAAATTAAATAATTTACTTGGTATTGATGAATATTCTGAAAAGGATTTTTTTAACAAACCTGCGAAAACTTCTAAACGTACTGATGTCGCAAAAGATGTTCTTCAAGAAAATGCGTATGTTGTTGGCAAAGATGTTTTAGGTGGTTCACTTAAAAATGTAGAAAAACATAATGCTAATGGATTACATAACCTAATTAGTCTTGATGATTTTTCAAAAAGTGTACCATCAACTAGTTCTAAAGCTACTAAACGTACTGAAACTGGTAAAGACATTCTTTTAGAAAGAAAAAAAGCAGCTAAAGCTAAGAAAGAAAAAGAAGATGACGATGATGACGATGACAAAAAATCATCAAAGGATTGCGTCTCTAAGAAACAATTGAAATTACCTTGGAATAAAGGAAAAAAAGTATGTAAATAATAATGAGAAATTTACAATTATTCGAGTCTTATGTTGAATTAATTCAAGAAAAGAAGAAAGAAGAAAAGAAAAAGAAAAAGGATCTAAAATGGATTAATAAAGCTCTTGATGATGATAAATCATCAGGTAAGTTACATAAGGTATTAGATATTCCTAAAGATGAAAAAATACCTGACGATAAAATTAATTCCAAAATAGAAGAATTGGAAAAATCTGCTGAAGGTGATAAAAAACTTAGTAAGAAAGAACGTAAATTATTACGAAGATTAGTACTCGCTAAAACTTTAAAATCATTATAAAGATAAAAACCTCATCTCTGAGGTTTTTTTATTTTAATCTGTTAATCGCCAAATTATACCAATAAATATCCATCTCAATACCTATATAATTTCTATTAGTATTTTTTGCTGCTAAACAAGTTGAGCCATAACCGCAGGTGTTATCTAAGACCAATTCATCTTTATTTGTATATGTTAGAATCAAATTTTCGCATAAAGCTACTGGCTTTTCAGTTGGATGTACTATAACACTTGGTCCTGGTCTATCAAAATTTAAAACTGATTTTGGAAATTTTTGTGTTGAACCTTTTCTAGTTTCTGGTGTAGTTGTATCATAGTAACCATAATTATTATTTATACCTTCAGTTGTTAAGTATTTTTTACCTTTTCCATGAAGTGCTTCACCTTCTGTGAATTGTGGATTATATGTTGGTTGTTTTCGATAAAATATTAATATGTCTTCATGTGAACGAAGTGGTTGCCTATTAGCATTTAAAAATCCACTAACGCCATTACCTTTATTGTAGATTAGGTTATATCTCCACATTTTTTTGTTTGCCATCATTAAATCCGCTGTGAACATACCTTGACCAAATAATGCTATAACACCATTATTTTTAATAATTCTATTATATTGTTCCCATAAAGGTATCATTGGTATTCTAATATCTTTAGAATTTTTTGTTACACCAAAAGGCAAATCTGCTAGTATCATATCAATAGAACCAGTATCTATATCTTTCATAATTTCAAGGCAATCACCTAAATATATTTCATTAATATTTATCATTTATATTATTTAATTTTTTTTCTCTAAGTTGTCTTATAACTTCTGGACATTTTTCTGTTTTATAAATCTTATCATACCATTCCCTTGAAGAAATATGCTGATGAAATTTTGCTTTGAACGCTATAATTTTATTATTACGATTCAATATGTCGTGATTTTTTTTAACATATTCTATACAATCTAAAATTAAATGTTCTAAAAGATCATCGTAAACAAATTGATATTCTTTTTTTATAGAAATAGCATAACTGTCAATTAAATCATAAAATAAATTTTTATAAAAAATATATTCTGGATTATGTAAATCTATCATTTAGTCTTGTATTTAGAAATTATAGGAGTTGTTTTTGCTTTTGTTTAATGTTTCTGTGGTAAACATCATTTCAAATTGTCTTTTTGTGAATTCAGTGTTTCCATAT